TGCAAAGACTGAAAAGAAAAAAAGAACAATTAAAGTAGATTCTGATCTGAGTGAATTTTTAGAATGAAAATAGCTATATTGAATGATACACACTGTGGTATTCGAAACTCTTCTGAGATCTTTCTGAATAACGCAGCAGACTTTTATAGTAATGTATTCTTTCCCGAATGTGAAAAGCGAGGTATTCAACATATCTTACATCTTGGTGACTACTACGATCACCGTAAGTTTGTTAACTTCAAAGCTCTCAATCACAATAGAAAACATTTCTTAAACGAACTAAGAGAACGTGGTATGACCATGGATATTATTCCTGGTAACCATGATACCTATTATAAGAATACCAATGACCTGAATTCACTAAAAGAATGTCTTGGTCATTATATGAATGAAATACATATTATTATGGAACCAACCGTAATGGAATATGGGTCACTAAAGATTGCTTTACTTCCTTGGATATGTCAAGAAAACTATGAACAGTCTATGAACTTTATACAAGAATGTAAAGCCGATTGGTTAGGCGCACATCTAGAGCTACACGGATTTGACCTTCTAAGAGGTGTACAATCCCATTCTGGTTTAAGCCATAAGATCTTTGACAAATTTGAATTGGTTCTCACAGGCCACTTTCATACAGCATCACGACAAGATAATGTATGGTATCTTGGAAGCCAGATGGAGTTCTTCTGGTCTGATGCAGGTGATCCTAAATTTTTCCACATTCTTGATACTGAAACAAGAGAAATCGAAAAAGTAAGAAATCCATATACTTTATTTGAAAAAATTGTTTACAACGACGAGAAAATAGATTATAATACATATGACGTTACAAATCTATCTAAGAAGTTTGTCAAGGTTACAGTTGTTAACAAAACCGACGCTTTCCTTTTTGAAAGGTTTATTGATCGTATCCAAAGCCAGGATATCCACGAACTCAAGATTGCTGAAAACTTCCAAGAGTTTATTGGTGACAACGTAGACGTTGATGGTCTGGATGTTGAAGATACATACAAACTTGTCGAAGACTATATCGATGGCGTTGATACCGATCTTGAGAAAGATAGGATTAAAATAAGTATGCGCGAACTTATGACGGAAGCACAGGCTTTAGAAATAGCATGATTCTTTTTAAATCAGTTAAATATAAAAACTTTCTCTCGACAGGAGATAAGTTTACAGAGATCAACCTCAATCAAACAAAATCGACGTTGGTTGTAGGACAGAATGGTGCGGGTAAGTCCACAATGTTGGATGCTATCTCATTCGCTCTCTTTGGTAGACCGCACCGCAACATCAATAAGCCACAGTTAATTAATTCAATTAACCAAAAGGCATGTGTTGTTGAGGTTGAATTTAGCATTGGGAATTCTGACTTTAGAATTGTACGTGGCATTAAACCAGGAATCTTCGAGATCTGGAAAAATGGTACTATGATCAATCAGTCTTCCCATGCTAAAGAGTACCAGAAGATCCTCGAACAAAATATCCTCAAACTAAATCATAAGTCCTTCCACCAGGTAGTTGTATTGGGTTCATCCTCTTTCATCCCATTCATGCAGCTATCGGCAGGACACAGGCGAGAGGTTATCGAGGATCTTCTGGATATTAATGTATTCTCAAGAATGAATCAGCTACTCCGCGACAAGCAGAGTGTACTAAAAGATCAGCTAAAAGAATTAACATACCAGATTGATATTGCAAAAAATAAAATTGATACACAGAAAAAATATATTACAGACATACGAACGTTAACAGAAGAAAATAGAAAAGAATATGAATCTAGGATACATGAATCGCAGAATAGTATCGATGAACTACAAGCTGAGAATAGTAAGCTTAGCTTGGGCCTCGACGAATCTATTCGAGAGGCCGAGGAAAGGCTTTCGGCTTTACATGATAAACGCCAGGCCTTACTGCTCGGAGGTCAAGATCGGACGACAAATCTCACCAACGTCCGCAAAAGGATCCAGTTTTTCGAAGAGAATGAGACGTGTTCCGTATGCGACCAAACCATCACAGACTCACATAAACATGATATTCTCAGATCTGCGAAAGAAGAAGCCAACCAAATACAATCCGAATGCCGTAAGATCGGTTCGGAAGGGACAGAGGTGGAGAAAGAGATTAGCGAGACCGGGAGCGTACTTCGAACGCTTCGATCTAAAGTATCTGAACTCGGTGAGAACAACGTGCAGATTACTGGACTCCTAAAACAAATTAAAGAATACCAGTTATATCTTAGCAAAGGCGTAAGTGCTGATCTTTCCGCTGCAGAAGAGGATCTTTCAGAATTAAATAATTCAAGAGATAACCTACTTGAAAACAAATTTGAGCTTTCAGAAAGTATAAACTATAATAGCGTAATAGGCGAGATGCTCAAAGATACTGGTATTAAAACTAAAATTATTAAACAGTATTTGCCTGTGATTAACAAGTTGGTTAACCAATATCTACAAGTTCTGGATTTCTATGTACACTTTAATCTAGACGAAGCATTTAACGAAACCATTCGATCTAGACATCGTGATACATTTGTATACGATTCTTTTTCTGAAGGCGAGAAACAACGTATTGATTTAGCGCTTCTCTTTACATGGAGACAGATTGCTAAAATGAAAAACAGTGTAGCTACTAACCTTTTGATTCTTGATGAAACATTTGATTCTAGCTTAGACCATGAAGGTGTAGACAACCTGCTGAAAATCCTACACACTCTTGACGATGATACAAATATCTTTGTTATATCCCACAAAGGTGAAATACTCGATGGTAAGTTCAATACCAAAATAGAGTTTAAGAAAGAAAAGAATTTCAGCAAAATGGTAGCTTAGTGGTTTACAATGGTATAGATATGTGGTATAATAATATGATTATAAATTGGAGTACATTATGGAACTGAGTGATAGAACGTTAAACGTCCTAAAGAATTTTTCTGGTATTAACCAGAATCTAATTATTCGTTCAGGTAATACAATTAGAACTATATCCGAAGCACGTAACGTGCTGGGTACTGCCATCGTTGATGAACAGTTCCCACAGGACTTTGGTATCTATGATCTGAACGAATTTATCGGCGTCCTTGGCCTTGTTGATACACCTCGTCTTAAATTTAAAGATGAGTATGTTACAGTCGGGGATTCAGTCGGTAGGTCCAAGGTAAAGTATTTCTTCTCTGCCGAAGATACTTTAACTACATCGAAGAAAGACATCACTATGCCAGATCCTGATGTCTCTTTTGTTCTTACAAATGATACGCTGAACAAACTGAAACGTGCAGCTTCAACGTTAGGACATAACGAGGTATCAATTACAGGTAAAGATGGCGTACTGAGTCTTTCTGTCGTGGACTCGCAAAACTCGACATCAAATACATTCTCGATCGATGTTGATGGCGAGTTCAAGCCGGATGTTAATTTTAACTTTATAATTAGTATTGGTAATCTGAAAATTTTACCAGGTGACTATGAAGTTCAGATTTCATCTAAATTAATCACGCAATTCAAAAACAAAGAAGTGAACGTGACTTATTGGATTGCACTAGAAAAATCATCTACTTTTGGAGTATAATGACATGTCAGAACAAGTCGAAGAACTGCAAGATCTTGCAAACAAAACTAGCCGTAGCACGATTGCGGTTATTGATGCTATGACCCAGCGTGGTGCATTTAAAGGCGAAGAACTATCTACAATTGGTACTCTTCGTGATCAATGTATCCAAATGGTTCAACTGTGTGAACAGATGCAACAAGAAGCTGCAATGGATGCAGACGACGAAGAAGAATAATATTTACAATCTTTCCCTTTTGTGATATAATGTATTTTTGTTATGGAGATTGTGAATGTCTAACGACTTCTTGTGGGTAGAGAAATACCGCCCACGTAAAATTGCTGATACTATCTTGCCAGATAATCTCAAGCAGGTATTTCAAAAAATAGTAGATACCGGTGAATTGCCTAATATGCTTTTCACCGGTACTGCTGGTCTTGGTAAGACAACTGTTGCCAAAGCCTTTTGCAATGAATTAGAATTAGATTATATTTTAATCAATGGTTCTGAGGAAGGCAATATAGATACATTGCGAACAAAGATTAAACAGTTCGCTTCATCTATATCTTTGCAGGGAGGATATAAAGTTGTCATTCTTGATGAGGCAGATTATCTTAATCCACAATCGACACAACCGGCTTTGCGGGGGTTCATTGAGGAATTTAGTAACAACTGTCGTTTTCTTTTAACCTGCAATTTTAAAAATAGAATTATTGAACCATTACATTCACGGTGCGGTGTGTATGAATTCAATACCTCTAAAAAAGATATGATTACTCTGTGCGAACAGTTTATGGCACGTGCAGAATACATTCTACGTCAGGAAAACGTAGACTATGACAAACAAACTGTTGTCAATCTAATTATGAAACATGCACCTGATTGGAGGCGTATACTTAATGAGCTTCAGCGACAAAGCATGGTGGGCATTGTGGCTACTGGGTCTACTAATCATACTGGATCCTTTGATTCGCTTTTTACCTACCTAAAAGATAAAGATTTTAAGAAGATGCGTCAGTGGGTTACTAACAATATCGATACTGACGCGTCAGCTATTTTTCGTGGCATCTACGACCAGATGTACGATAGACTAAACCCCCAATCAATTCCCCAACTCGTTCTTATTCTTGCCGACTATCAGTATAAACAAGCTTTCGTTGCAGATCATGAATTGAATGTGGTTGCTTGTATGACGGAGATAATGGCGAATGTGGAGTTTGCATAATGATTATTGAAGAAAATGTAAAACTAGATTATAAGGATGTTTTACTCCGACCCAAAAGGTCTGTACTTACATCAAGAAAAGATGTAGAAGTTAAAAGAGAATTTACTTTTAATAACGGAGAAAAATATCATAATATTCCAATTATGGCTGCCAACATGGATGGTGTTGGTACATTCGAAATGGCAAAAGCACTTGGTGAGTTGGGCTTGTTTACCTGTCTTACCAAATCGTATTCAGTCGAAGAATATATTGAATTTTTTAAATCAAAATCAAGTCTTTCGGATCAACTAACAAAAAGTCATACAGCATACAGCCTAGGTATTAGCGATGATGATGAATATAAATTTGCCGAGGTATATGAAAAAACTAATTGGGGTATTAAATACGTTAATATTGACGTAGCAAATGGTTATACAAAAAGATTTGCTGATTTTGTAAAAAACTTTAGACACTGTTACCCAGACGTAGTTATTATTGCAGGTAACGTTGTAACAGCAGATCAAACACAAGAATTAATATTAAATGGAGCAGATATTGTTAAAGTTGGTATCGGACCAGGGTCAGTTTGCACGACCCGAATACAAACAGGGGTTGGTTATCCCCAGCTTAGTGCGGTTATTGAATGTGCAGATGCTGCTCATGGTCTTGGTGGGCACATTATTGCTGATGGCGGGTGTACAACTCCTGGGGATGTTGCCAAGGCATTTGGGGCTGGTGCTGACTTCGTTATGCTTGGTGGTATGCTTGCTGGACACGATGAAGGCGGTGGAGAAATAATTACTAAGTACTATGCTACTGGAGAACAATGGTTTGATAAGAAAAATGAAACCTACAATCCAGTTATAGAAAGTAAAAAGTTTGTAGAATTTTACGGAATGAGTTCCGATAAGGCAAACGAAAAACACTTTGGTGGATTAAAAGATTATAGATCTTCGGAAGGTCGTGATGTAGAAATTCCTTACCGTGGTGATATAAATAAAACTGTACAGGATATTCTTGGCGGTCTAAGATCTGCCTGTACATATATTGGCGCAGTCAGATTAAAGCACATGAGTAAGTGTGCTACTTTCGTACGTTGTAATGATACACATAATAGAGTATATGAATCATGAATCCATTTGAATATCTCAATGCAATCAACCACACGAAACAAAATGTTATGGTTGACGATCTTACAGAAAAGACGTACAACCCTTTTATGGTTAATCGTAGTCTTTCTTATTTTAATGATACCGCTCTAATTGCAAATGAGATGAACCAACACCACCATCTTGATAACCGTCTACAATTCGACTTTTTTATAAATATCATTAGAAAGAAAAAACGGTTTTCAAAATGGAACAAACCTGAAACCGTAAGTGACGTGGAAGTTGTCAAGGAATATTATGGGTATAGTAATGAAAAAGCCCACCAAGCCTTGTCCCTTCTCACATCCAAACATATTGATGAATTAAAAAAGAAGGTTTACAAAGGTGGAAGAAAATAATTTAATAGAGTGGACCCCAAGCTCAATGCTGGAAGTTACTCTCAACGAACCAGATGATTTTCTTAAGGTTCGCGAAACATTAACACGTATTGGTGTTGCATCCCGAAAAGATAATAAACTGTATCAATCATGTCATATCCTGCACAAACAGGGTAGATATTTTATTGTGCATTTCAAAGAGCTATTCTTACTTGACGGTAAGAAATCTAATTTAGAAGAAAACGATATTGCACGTAGAAATACAATTGCTACGCTAATGAGTGATTGGGGATTAGTTACAATTGAAGGTAAGGGAAAGGTCGAACCTCTCGCTCCATTAAGACAGATTAAAATAATTCCTTTTAAAGAAAAAAATGATTGGGATCTTTGTCCAAAGTATAACATCGGAAACAAATAATGTTAAAAGTTCAAGATTACGATGATTACGAACATTATGTAGAATGCCAAACAGCAGCCAATAAAAGAAAACTTAATTGGCCGTTTAAAAAAGAAGATCATGTTCAGTGGATTAAAAGCAAGAAAATAGGCGCATCAAATATTATTTGTCACGGTACTCGTAACGGTGGCGAACAGAAAATATTTAAAAAATATTATCCCGAAGCATATATCATTGGAACAGAAATTAGTGATACGGCTGATCAATTTGAAATGACTGTCCAACACGATTTTACTAAAGAAAAATCTGAATGGATTAGTAAATTTGATATTCTTTATAGTAATGCATTCGATCATAGTTTTGAACCAGCAGAAACTATTCAAACTTGGAAAGAACAGTTATCATATGATGGAAAAATGTTCATTGAATGGTCTGATTATTATAATGCAAAGTCGTCTTACACAGATCCGGTCTCAGGTACAACACAACAGTTTATGGATTTTTTAATTTCTCAAGGAATAGCAATTGAAGAATTTAATAAACATTTCGGTCTTCTTATGTGTTCGGTAAAAAAATAAGTAATGAATCTTTTTAACAATTATATTATGTC